TCATCGTATTGCGTCAAGAATTCGTCCCAAGTCGAAACCATGCAATAAACCAGTTCGAATTCAAATCGGTTGTACAAAAGCATGTAAGCGCGTCCCTGCCATTCATAATCTTTCGCGTCGATGTCTTCAGGCAATTCCGGGAACGTGTCAAGTGACCAGCTTGTCTTGATGTCAATTATTTTTTCGTTTGTAATTATATCACATTCGCCAGTCATACAATCGTTTTCAACACGTTGTGTGTTCTTTTGGTAGTTGTCGAAACACACCGCGTTCAATAGCTGAATTGATTCAAGTTCTTGATTGATTCCTTTGTCAAGATACCGATTAACCAGCGGTGAAGTGTAGCCGAAGAAATCTTCTTTTGCAAGCTGGTCGATATACGACTTCGCCGTTTGTGACAACACGTCGGTTTTCGACCGGGACGTTGTCATGAGTTTTCCCATTTGTGATGCACGCCATTTCATAATTGTTCGATTTTATATTCCCATTCAATCCATTGTTCCAAGGTTGCATTGACTTTGTCAAACATATAACTTGAACGGTTTTCGTTTAATTCCCACAAAAAATTTTCTTCATCCATTCCCATGTAACACCAAAAACCACCGTCTTTATGTTTTTCTTTTTCAATCCAGATTCTAAAGTATTTGATAAATTTCATAATTCAAGTAAATTTAGTTTAACATTTGACCAATAAATGAAGTCACGCGATTTGATGTCAACGTCCTTCATTAATTCTTGAACCAGAATCAACGCGCATGATTTCCTTGCCATGAATGTCTTGACCTTCGAATCGTATTCGATGAAATCAAACAAGTCAAACAAATACTTTGCGCGTTGTTCCGCGGTCATTTCTTTCATTTCAGTTGATTGATTTGTTCAGGTGTCAATAAATAAGTCGCTTTCAATTTATCAACCGTGAACTTGCCTTCGGAAATTGCCTTCAAAGCGTTCTTGAATCGTTCTTCGTCAATCGTCGGTTTGCCTGACGGCTTGCTTGCTTCGTTCCCGTCGTCGTCGATTGCTTGAAGTGATAACAATGACTGAAGTGTTCCGCGACGAAGATACGTCACGCACGAAAGCATTTTTTGTGGATCAATTATGTTCACTGGAATTTCCATGCACGATTCAATTAATTCACCTGAATCGATGTCAATGATTTGTGTGAAGACAAGATTCGCTTTGACTGGTTGCAAAAGAATCAAGCCATTCGCCAGCAATATCGGTTCAACCGTGTCCAGTAATGCGTTAATGTCAGCGTAACTTTTTTTGAAATGTGGATTCGTTGCGTTCTTCGCTACCTTTCCGATGTGTTGCTTCGCCGAATGAAGCTTGTGAAACAATCCCTTCGGTGCTTCAGTTGTGACCTCGTCGGTCGTTTTTCTTGTTGTCGCCATAATTATAAGTATTAAATTTCACCAAAGATAAACAAAGTTTTCATTCGTGAAACATTAAAGTGTTAAATTTTTCACACGAACAATCCAAGTGTCACATTTGAACGGTTTGCTGAATCCGATTTCACCTTCTTTTTTCAGTTGTTTGATTTGATGAAATTTACTTCTTGAAATGTGACCAGCAAGCCAACCTTTTGTCATGTCTGGATGAATGAAGACAAAGCAATAAAATTCACATTCTTGCGTTGAATTGTAGTCAGGAACATGACACGTGTAAACTGGTGAAGGAATCGAACGGTTTTCTTGTGTCTTGACTTCAATCTTGAATCCTTCAATCAACAAATCGAAATCGAAATCTTGTGCATGAACCACGTTTCGACCGATGTTGGTGTAATGGTCAAACACCAAGATTTCACCAAGCGCACCGATTAAATTCCCTTCACCTTTACGAATTGAATTGTTCAGGCAATTAAATTTGTACAGCATTTCCGCACGAACGATTTGCTGTTTTGTTATTGTGAATTCAATCATTGCTTCACGAATTCATCGAACCATTCCACAAAGGTGTCGAAGTCACGCGCAATTATGTACACACCACCAGCGCGTTCGATTGATTCTTGGTATCGCTTTTGTGCTTCGCTTTGACGGTCTTTTCCGACCTTGACTTCAATCTTCACCGAGCGCCCACGAATAGTCGCTGAAATGTCAGCTGAACCAGCCGTGCTTGTTCCCTTCGTCCACGTCACACCGATCACTTTCCCGTCGGTTCGTTTGTTTTCCCTTGCGACGCCCATTGTGTTGATTCGTTCCGCTTGGAATCCGTTGAACTGAATGAACGATGTGATTGCCTTGGTCAATCCGTTCGCGGTCTTGTCGTCCCATTTTTTCTTCACGAAGTAAGCTTCAGGGAATGAAGGATGTCTTTCGATGTCATTCGCCAGCTTCAGCGCTTCAAGTCGTTGTTTGTTTTCTTTGTTCATAATTTAACATTCAATATATATTCCTTATTTTCTTTCCATGCTTTCAATTGATATTCACCCTTGGGCAGTTGCATCCATGTCTCACCAAATGTGGGAATGGTATCCGTGTATCCGACCACTTGAATGTAGTCGTATTGTTCCATTTTTATATATCCATACGCATCGCATTGCTTTGAACTTTTGCACCCTATTAATATACTAATCAATAAAAGTGATTTGAAAATATATGCCATGTTCATTTTTTTTCAATATAGTATTTGCAATAAATATCACGCTTCAAATCATAATCAAGCTTTTCGAATAGCTTCAAATATCGATAAACGCTTCTTTCGCTGATATTCAAATACCTTGACATTCCGTTCATGGTTCGCGGTTTGATTTCAAGTAATTGAATCAATTTTAATACTCGATAAATTTTGTGCTGGTTCATGGCAATCCTTTGATTTCAATCCACAATGTTCCAGCGATTCCGATGACAAGACATCCAAGCGCACCCCACCAGCCGAATAAATAAATTGCAATCCACCAAATAACAATGGTCAAGATAAGCATTAACATAAGTAAGTAATTCATATTATATATATTTAAAATGGACAATCGTTTTTCGGTGTAATTTCATTCGCTGGTGAACCTTCAGTCAAGATAAAATAACGACCGGAATGGTTGTGTCCTTCGGTGTATTTGTATCCCTTGTGATTCGCGTATTCCTTAACCCACTTTTTAAATTTTTGCGTTGACAAGTCCTTGAATGAATTCGTTTCGGTTTGGAATTCCTGAAGTTTCGATTGATTGTAGTGATAAATGTCAAGTTCAAGATTCCCTTCACGCACGAATTCAAAGAAGTCCTTGCAAGTTGATTGAATGAATCGCTTCGTGTCCGCGTTGATTGATGTGGTTGCGGTCAATCCTTCGTTCAGGTATTTTTGAACGTTAGCAATCATGTAGTTGTCAAATTTTGACCAGTCATCTTTTGTCCAAGAATCGAACAACAAACGACCGTATTCTTTCAATGGTGAATGTTGCGCGTTGAAATACTGAAAAAATTCAAGTTCGTGACGTCTTCGGTCGTGACTTGATCCAGCGCCAGCAATCACATAGTTCGTGGTGATCACAATCTTCGGTGACCTTTCAAATGGAATGTATATTTCGTCCTTGTTTTTTCGATTGACGGTGATTCCTTGTGACACCACGCTGAACAATTGCTCAAAGTCGAAGTTCTTTTTCACGTCGTCGAAAGCGAGAATTTGCGTGTCCAGATTCACACGTTGATAAACGAAATCATTCTTCAAAGAATTGAATTGCTTTCCGTCCACGGTGACAAGATTCCTGAAGTAGTTAATTGCCGTCAACATCAATGACTTTCCTGAACCGCCATTCGCGTTGTCATCGATTTCTTGGTCGTTAAAAATAATTGCCTTTTGTTCGGTCTTGTCTTTGTAGGTGTGCATTAAATAACCGAGCGTCGTTTCAAGCGCTTCGCTTCGTGTCTTGTCTTGATTCGACACCTTATAAATGAAATCTTGGAAATCGTTCTTGTGGTCGTCCAGCTGAACAAAGTCCCGGTTCAAGATTTGGTTTTCCCAAATGTAACCGTTGACATCAATGTAACTTTTCAACGTGACATCCTTCTTCGTGATTGTGACCACGCCATTCTTGAATGGAATGAAAGATTCGGTCTTGTTGTCCTGAAGCATTTTGACGTCGATTGAATCAATCATGTTCAGGAAATTTTCGCTGAACAAATAAGTTGACCGGGAACAATAGTTCCACACCGATATTTCACATCGCGATTCGAGATATTTCAACACGAAATCTTTGATTTGTTCCACCGATGACAATCGAACTTTGTTTTCATTGACCACAACGAATGTCGGTGACAACGCGCGTTCAGGGTAGTATTTCCCGAATCCATGCTTTGAAAGAAAAGCGCTGTAATTGTTAGGCTCGATTGATATTTTTTCACCAGTTTTCAATTGTGTGATTGTCCAGAAAACGTCTTGGTTGTTTTCAACGTCCGATTTGATTTCTTCGATTTGTTCTTGGTCAAGTCCAAGCGCTTCGGTTATGTCCTTGGTCGCGATTCCTTGTCGAATTTTTATCTTCGCTTTGGTCAGCTTTTCATTGTCTTCGAAATACTTTGTTTTGAAGTCAGCGGTTCGATACGCGCTTTTGATTGTGTTCGCCAGTTCCGCTTTCGTGAAATCGCTCGACACGAATTGTTCAAGGTGATATTCGGCAACGTCGCGCGTTATTCCGTATTCGCAAAGACAAGCGGAAAGCTTGAAAATATAGTTGTTCCGATTCCCTGAATTGAATTCACCACCGAAATCGAACTTCATGATTCGTTCAATGATTTTTGATTCGTCCACCAATCGACACACTGGTGGACGTTCAAGGAAAATGTGTCCACGTTCTTCGTCAATGGTTGTGAATTCGTCACAAAATTCGTTCAAATAAGCGTCTGGATCGTAGCTTTCGAAACACACCCTTGAAACGTTTTGACTGGACGTGTCGAAGTAATCGGAATTCAATTCAAGTTCAAGCGCTTTGAATCGTCGCTTGTGTTCTTCTTTGGTTGATTGTGGTATCTTGACCACAACCTTCAGTCCTTTATTCGAAGGTGAAGTGAAGACCATGAACACGAACGGCAATGATTTGAACCGTTGCTTGTCTTGGTTCATTGTTTCTTCGTCAGGATAGTCGTCGAAGTCAAGAATGCACAACCCGGAATGTTCAATCAATCCGTTGTCGGTGCGCTGGTTGAATGTTCCATTAAACATAATCGCCAACAATGAATTCTTCAATGACCGATAAGCTTCGGTTGATTCGTCCATTTCACGAAGTCGGTTGATTTTCGAAACGAGTTCAGGATAGCCGTTTTTGATTCGATTGTAAACTTCGACCACGTTCATCGTGAACGGTGTTTCTTTGGCGTTAAATAACGACCTGAAGACCGATATATTTGGAATTAAATTCATATCAAATAAAAAAGGGACGACCTTTCAACGATGGCGCACGTTTACTCGGTCAATCCCCTTTAATAAATTTCTTTGTTGTTGCGCCATGGTCACAAAGCTAAACAAAAATTTCATTCATAATCACAACGCGACAAATTTATTTTTTTGTAACGCGTTTTGTAACGGCTATAAGTCAACACCACACTACGTTTCACCAATAGCGCGACAAAATTACAAAAGTTTTTACCCCCCCCCCTAAAAAATACCGCTTTTTTTTCTGGCAGGGTATATAAGAGAATTGTAACTTTGTCGCGCTGTAACGCAAAAAAGCGCCAGTTTCCCAGCGCTTCTCAACCAATTTTGCATGAATTTTTAATGAATTATGAATGTGCGAATATAAGTGAAATGTCC